AGACGATGCCGCAGGTCGGAAGGTCGATGCCATTGCAGACCTCGACGCCATCGACCGAACACCTGGGCTGGGAGCCACTGGTGCATGGAGGGATCGCGGCAACGGCCTTGTCGTGCTCGACGGCCCGGGCGAACTTCTCCCGGTCGGCCACTTGCCATGTCGCCAGAAGCGGCACGTCATCGATGGCGTCCTGGATCGGGTCGGCCTGGTCTTCGGCCGCGGCGGGCTGGGCCGCCGGCGCCTGCTTCAGCTTCTCGCGCGCCGCGTTGAGCTCGTCCACCAACTCCTTCGTCTCCGGGAAGTCGGTAACCAGTTCTTCGATGCGCTCGGGCGTGAGGCCGGCGGGCTTCTGCGGCTTGCCTGCTTTCAGGTCCGCGATGGCCTGCTCTGCCGCTGCGGCGCGAGCCTCGGCGGCAATGCGGGCTTCTCGCTCGGACTGCGCTTCCTTGCGCGCGCCCTTCAGCGCGGCGTAGGGCAGCACGCGGGTGCCGTCCTTGCTCAAGACGCCGATGGGCTTCTCGGGCTTGGCTTCGTCGGCAGCGGCCTGGTTCGGCGCGGCTTCGTCGGCAGGCGGTGCGCCGTCCGGCTCGGGCTCGTCGCCCTCACCTTCTTGCTGCCGCTGCTGCTCGGCGTTGTCGTTGGCCTCGTCCTCGGCCTGCTGCGCGGCCATCAATGCCGCCTCGTACTCGGGGCTGTCAGGGTCCAGATCGTTCAGGTTGGGTGTTGACACATTTCCTCTCCCAGTTACCGGATGGGTCCGAAAACGACAAAGGCCCCACGGATTGCTCCAGGGGCCTTCGTTCGTTCCGTCGCTTGTTACCGCATCGAGCTGGCGCGACGTTTGCCGTGCTCGCGGGGGGTTCGCCTCTTACTCACCAGCCACGGCGGGCTGCTGGTGACGGTTGAATCTCAGGCCGGCAGTGCGCCAGGCTGTTGCTGCGGCTGTTGCATGCCCTGCATGCCCTGCATCCCTTGCATCGGGTCGACATCGCCAAGCGCGTCGTTCAGGGCTTGCTGGATCAGGTCGTCCTCGGTGGGCTGCGGGTTCTCGGCCATCACCTGGTTGCGCACGTCCAGCGCCACGCTGGCCTCGGCCTGCAGCGCCTTGGCGTTGGTCAGGCGCACGTCGGCCGCGGTCTTGGCGATCTTGGCCTTGGCGTCTGCCTCTTGCAGTTGGCTCGCGGCTTGCGCCCGGCGGCGCGCTTCCACCTCGGCCTGCTGCATCGCCTGCCGATCGCCCGCGGTGGGCACGCCAGTGGCGCGGCGCAGATCGTCGGCCACTGCCGCACGGTTGCTCAGGCTGCTGCCCTCGATGTAGGCCGGCGCCAGGATGCGCAGCGCTTCGGGGCTTCCGCCCAGCGCCTGGATCATCGTGGCCATCTGCTGCTGTTCCTGCATGCGGAAGGCCGGCGAACTCGGCACGTCCGACAGGCCGACCTTGACGGGCGCGTCCTTCACGCGGTTCAGCGGTGCGCCGGTCCGCGGGTCCCACGTGTTGAGCACGATCACGCGGCGCTGCGAGCCCGAGCCCATCATCACCTGCATTTCTTCTTCCAGGTGGTCCTCGACAATGAGGTCCAGCAGTTGCTCGTGCACCATCTTGCGGCCGAAGCGGTAGTTGTCGTTCAGCTCGCCCATCGCAACGATGCCCTGCTCGATCAGCAGGCTGTTGGCGATGCCGCTGGTGACGCCAGCCGGCGCGTTGCCGAGCTGCGAGCCGTAGACCTTGGGCACGTCCTGGATGAGCTGCTTCGCGTCCTGCATGACGTCGAACTGCTCCTTCTGCATCGACAGGTTGTTGCCGATCCGCACGCCTTCAGCGTTGCGCCTGGCTGCGTTGAGCACCAGCATCATGTCCGGCCGCATCACCGTGGCCTCGACGTCCTTCTCGGTGTTGTAACGATGGTCCAGCGCATCGTTGTCGATCATCACCTGACGCGCCAGCAGCATCCAGTTCACCATCTGCCGGCGCTCGTTGTACTCGTCCTGCGGGGAAATCATCCCCTCGATCATTCCGTAGGGGCTGCGGTCCTCGTCGTCGCGGAAGGCGAAGAACGGCACGTAGGGGAAGGCGCGGCGCGTTGTGCCGACGTCCAGCAGGCGGTGCGGGCCGGCGAACAGGGCCATGCGGATCTGCCGCGTGATGGTCTTGCTCATCTTGACCCGGCCGCGGCTGACGGCTTCCACGTGCAGGCGGTTGTTCTCGTCGTAGATCACGCGGCGGGTCGGGCCCAGGTGCAGCACCACCACCTCGGCGGGCACGCGATACCACACCTCGAAGAACTTGATGCGCCGGCGCGAGCTGTCCGCCCACTCGTCGCGATTGATCCTGGTGCGGCGCTCGTTGCTGTAGGCCTTGTAGACGGCCGAATTCTCATCGTCCGGCAGGTTCAGCATGTCCCAGCCGTTCACGGCCTGCATCAGGATGTCCTTGAACTCGGGCATCATGGCCACGGCTTCGTCCAGGTCCTCCCAGCGCTTGCGCACCATCCAGCGCGCATCGTTCAGGCCGATGTGCTTCGACCCCAGCATGTCGTACCAGATTTCGCCGCGGTGCACCTCGTTGACACGGTAGGGGTAGTCCAGCGGGTCGCTGGCCCGGCTCACCTCGCACCAGCCAATCCCGCCCTTGACCTGGCCAGCGTAGGCATTGCTCACGGCCATGTCGCTGTTGGACTCGCGCTGCGCCTCCTTCATGCGCATGCTCAGAACGTCGGACACGTCGGCGAACTCGTCGTCGTCGGCTTCCACGCGCACGTCGGAGCGGGCCTTGGCCTCCTGCCCGAGCACGCCGTTGATGACCCCGTGGATCAGGTTGGTCTGCCGCGGCTCGATGCCGAACTCGCGCCGAATCTTCTGCTCCTGCTCGTGCGTGAGCTGCTTGCCCATGTCGTAGTAGGCGTGCGCGGTGTCGGCGCGGGTGCGCCAATCCGGCTGGTTCTGGCAGTCCGACAGAAGATCCTCGAGCGCTCCGAGCGAAAACCCGCCCTTCGCGTGGTCACGGTTGCCCGTCTCGCGGCTGGTGATGGGTTTCAGGGGTTTCATCAGTCGTCAAATCCTCGTGAGCGGCGGTAGGCCGCCACATCGGTGGCGATGTTGGTCTTGGCCACGTCCAGGCCCGACACGATCAGGTATCGCGTCGCGTCCATCGCGTGGTCCTTCTGCTTCACGACGTTGCCCTTGTCGTCGCGGCGGTAGATGCGGTACTCGGCGAGCCAGGTCTTGAGGCTCTTGAACACCTTCAGACGCCCGGTGGCCAGGCGCTGGTGCACCATGTAAAGGCCGGTTTCGCGGCTGTTGTCGGCCGGGATGATGTCCAGGCCCAACTGCGTGTAGGCCAGCATCAACTGCTCGCCGTCCTTCTGGCTGCGGCCGCGGGCGGCCGGGTCGATCACGCCGGGGATCCACTTCCCGCGGGCGTGGATGCCGGCCACATGCGTGCTTGGCTCCTGCTGGCCCTGGTAGTGCTGGGAGTACAGGTAGACCACATCCGCGTCGCGGTCGATCGCCGCGAACGTGGCCGCGGTGCAGTTCCAGCCCACATCGAGCCCGTACACCCTCGGCCAGTGCGAGGGGATTTCAAAGTCCTCGACGGTGATGTCTTCCTCGGGCACCGGGTAGATGGCCCCGCTGCCGATGCTCGGGATGCCCTTCGACCGGCTGTCCTTCAGGTGCACCTCGCACTCGGCGAGCATGCGCACCTTCATCGCCTCGCTCAGGTGGGGAACGTCATCCCAGCCGGCCATCACGATGGCGCGGCCTTCGTTGCGGCCCACCCGGCTGGTCGGCACCTCGGCGTCATCGCCCAGGTACTTGAGCACGATGGGCGTCAGGCCGCGCAACGGGGTGAACGTCTCGATCAGCAGGCCGTTGGTGGTCATGAGGCGCAAGGTGCACTCGGATCGAATGCCGTCCTCGCTTTCCTCGTCCAGCCACACCACGTGCTTCTCGGTGCCCTGGAAGGCCTTGCGCCCCTGCTCGTAGCTCTTGAAGCCCAGCCGGCTCTCGCCACCGCTCTGGTGCTTCACCACCACGTAGTCGACGGCGCCGTTGCCGTTCTGGCGCTTGACCACGCGCACGACGTCATCGCCGGGTATCAGGCCAGTGCCCCACCCGTCTTCTTCCTTCCCCAGCATCTTCAGCTGGATGATGTCCCGCACCGTCTCGTTGGTGTCGCCGGCGGCCCAGGCGTCGATGGGATGCTCGAACCGCCGCCCCTGCCACCACCACGGGTAACGCCCGGTCAGGTGCAGCGTCATTTCGTAGCCGCCGCCGCCTTCCGTCTTGCCGACCCGGTTGGCGGCCATGAAACACCGGAAC